AAGATTACGAATCCTAGACTTTGATGGAGAGGCAAATATTACGTTGTGAAGGTTCTTGATGTTGATGCCTGTACTGAAAGTTCCAAAGGATGCGACAATGATAGCGTCTTTTTCTTCCTCTGTAATCTTTCTGACTTCTTCTCTGTCTTCAGCATCCACACCGCCATGGATGAAGAAAACTTTTCTACCTTCTGATACTTTTTTATTTATTAGATCGTAAAGTATAGCTCCATGTGTCTCCACTCTGGTATAGAGAATAAGAGTGTTACCCTTCAGATCAACTGACAGATTAGATATAAATTTATTTCGATTTTCATGAGAGATCAGATACTTAATCTCATCCTCATATGTATCAAACTTCTGAGGACGATGTTTTAAAACCAGACATTGAATGTCAAGTTTAGCCAAGTGACCTTCATCAATGAGTTTCTTTGTCCCTGTAACTTTATATGATGGTCCAAACAGTCCCTCTAAGACCCATTTATGGGTCTGTGTACCGTCTAAAGTACCTGTGAACCCATATCTATACTTGGCGTGATGGCATTTATCCATAATCCCTATCAGAGACTTACTCTTAAACAAGTGAGCTTCATCACCAATAATGACATCATATTCTTCAAAAAAGAGTCTATCCATTTGATAAACTGATTGCCAAGTGGTGATGGTCACCTCATTGGTATTCACTCTTTCACGACCTGCATAGATCCTATGACAGTGGTTCTCAGCGTCCCACCCATAGTCCTGGAAGTCTTTGAACATCTGTTCCACAAGTGATGTGGTGGGGACCACAAGTAGAACCTTTCTCTTCAGTCCAACGTGAAATCTCACAACAGAGTAGATCATGAATGACTTACCTGATGCAGTTGGACTGATTAGTAACTTACGATTGTATCTCAGAGCATCATGAACCGCATCGACTTGATAGTCTCTTGGTTTGATAGATGTAATAGAACTCATGTAGTCCTTCACACCTTCTTTGCAGATCATCTCATTGACTTCAAATGGAAGTCCGTAGAACTTATTATCCTTAAATTCAAAACTATATCCTGATTTCTCGCAAAATGCAACAACCTTGTCGAGAAGACCGACATAGATTCTTTTGGTTCTCATATCAAATAAATGAATCTCACCGTTCCAATGCCTCCTTCGATATTGAGGCATAAACTTCATATTGGGAACCTCAACGGTAAATTTATCTCTGCGTTCATATTCAATATGTGGTTCCGCAGAGATCTTCAGGTAAACTTCATTTACCTTCTCTATGGTCAAATCAGCCATACTTATAGGATTCACCTATAAGTATTTATTAACAATTATTGAACTGATAATCTAAGATCATTCTCTGAAACTGGTCTCTCAGGAACCACATCTGTTCTTGTTCTTCGTATGGTCTCGCTGGAGCACCTGGCCAATATTCAATGGCTTTTTGAACACAGTAATGCATCAACCGAACATCTTCGATTGACATATGCATCGTATATTCATATTCGTGTTCTTCGTTCATCCTAGTCCTGAACTAAACCGCATAAATTCAATTGCATTCTTAATTTGATATGTACGATTAGAAATCTGTTTGAGTATCTCTTCAAGATACTTCAACATCGTATCATAATAATCAATCTTCAGTGATGAATTAGAAAGTTTCTCATCAGCATCAAGATACTTTTGCATCGTATCTTTATCACGAATCTTCTTTGGGAAAGGATTCTTCACATAGACATCAGGGTCAGCTTTACCAGAAAAGTATTCGTAACGTTCGTGTCTGATGTTTTTTCTTTGTTGTTCTGCCTTCTTTCTGAGAAGAATCAGATTGTTGTATAGGTCATAATATTTTGCATGAAGTACGGGTATATTCAATGATTCAGTATGCAAATTGTCAGGATCAATTTTGGAATCCTCTTCCCACATTTTCTGAATCTGTGGTAAATCAATCATTAGCAACAACCACCAGAACCTGGCTCAATAGTGTAAATAGAATACTTAAATGATACCCGACATGTCAAGACCTCAGCCTCAGGCATTTGAGCATTAAACTCAAGAGGACTCAAGTAGTATGGAAATACATCCTTGAATTTTACTATAAATGCAGGTTGTGACTGATTGTTGTAGATTGTCAGGGTAGCATCAGAATAGATGCTGAGACCAACACTGTCAACTGTAGCATCATCTTGCAAGTCATAAATTTGTTGAATATCCTCAGGGAAACCAAGTCCTCTCATCCATTTGTCAATTTCCAAGTAATTTTCAAGTCCCTCATCGACCATGAAGGTCAAAGTAAGATCTTCAAATGATAAGATCTCACCAGGTCTTGGAATTTCCTTCAGATAGGTGGGTTGAGCGGCAACACCCAAAGTAAATCCTGGCACGTTAATTGAACTACCGAAGAAACCCACTGTCGGAGATCTTTCGATAGTGAAACCAAAACTATTTGGGATTAGAAAACTTCTGTTTTCTAATTGAGAGGCAGGGATAGCCTTTTTTGTAGGATCTCTGTCTTGTCTTTTTCTTGTCGCCATCAATCGGGACTCATTTTTTAGTATTTATGAATAGGCATAAAAAAGAGACCCTTTCGGGTCTCTCTGAACAAGATGTAACAGATTTTTACATCAAGTTTTTGACTGCTACGCGTCTGTAGTAGCGGTTGGAGTTAACACGGAGTCTTCCGAGTCCTTGATCGAGACCTTCAGCGAATGGGTTAGCGACAATCCCGTAACGGGTCTTGAAGCCAATTTTTGGCTGGAAGGAGTTCTCTCCGACGGCACGAACCATCTGGAGAGGAACATAAGGACAATAGAACAGACCAGCGTCATAGGGTGAAGAACCCTTATAACCAACGACGTAGTACTGGTTACCGTTAGCGGCGTTAGCTGAAGTCAGGTTAGCCGAATATGGGTCGATATATACACGGAACTTACCGTTAATCGTACCAGCGAAGGTGTTACCAGTGTCGTCAACGTTGAGGTTAGAGTTCAGGGCTGGGGTGTAATCCAGGATACCAGCCATGGTCAGAGCGGAAGCAACGTCTGCGGAACACAGAATCATGTTGCCCTTTCCTCTACGAGTTCTTTGTGCGATCGCGTTAGCGTCACGCTCGATTTGGAACAGGAGACCCTTGAACTTCTCAACAGACCAACGACCGTTTGAATCAATGTCAAGGTCGAATACACCAGCGGTAGCGGTGTTAGCGACAGCGCCTTGTTCAGCGGTCTTGTAGATGGTTCTGATGACTTCACGGTTGATCTCAGCCAGAATTTCGGTTGAGAGGATGTTAGCCAGTTCGGCTTCAGCGTTCAGACCGTGAATAGCCTTGAGGTCCTGAGCGAGTTCCAGTGAGTACTCAGCCTTCAGGGCTCTTGACTTAGCCGTTACAGTAACTTTCTCGATAGAGAAAGCCATCTGGTTGAAGGCGTTATTTCCACTTCCGTCGAGTGCTTCAGCGGAGTCGGTGCGCATACCCTGACCGACATCATATGCGGTAGAGGTAGCAGTTCCGACAGGGTTCAGAACAGCTGGGTTAGAACCAGTCTGAGAAGTAGTACCAATACCAGCGTCTACGTCAGAGAATCCAGTGGTTACGTCGAATCCAGCATCCTGTCCAGAGAATGCGGTATCTACTTCGTCGAAGAAGGTCTCAGATCCAGACTGATCTTCGAGACGGGATCTCATTGCGAAGATGAGTCCAGTAGGACCACTCATTGGTTGAACACCAGCCAGGTCATAAGCGACCAGGTTAGGCATTGCGCGTCTGATCAGGGAGATCAGAACAGGGTCGAAACCAGCAACAGGACCAGCGGCGGTAGCGTCAGCTGAAAAACCAGCGTTAGCACCACTGTTGGTGTTCATGTTGGGGGTTTCCATCAGGTTGATACCTGATGAGAATGCTTGCTCCTCTTTGAGGAATTTTTCTTGGTTCTCGAGCAGGACTGCGGTTACAGCTCGACGGTGAGAATCTGAAATTGAATCGAGACCTTCATAGTCGAGAAGTGGTGCCCACTTTTCCTGCAATTGTTCGGATTGGAACATTGCTTTTTACCTATTAGTTAAATGTTTGAATTAATGTTAAATTCACTTTTTGAAAGCGCCCAGGGAACGCAAATATACGTCCATAGATCCTGAAACAGGAGCTTCGGTTGTATCTACACCCTCAGACAGAGTCTGTTGTTGGGCTACTTTTGGAGCTGGTCCCTTAATGGAGAAATATGACTCCTTCAGGGTTTCCAGTTTTTCACGATATTCGGCTTCACTTTCAAACTCCACACTTTCGGCAAGTGAGGCGAGCTTCTCTTTCTGAGTGGTCGCTAGACCTTCAGCGATTTGATCAAGAATCGAATCAGCGGTGGACTCAGCCAGACGCTTGTTCAGATCGATATTCTTGTCAATTTGCTCGTTGAGCTTGGTCTCCATTTCATCAAGTTTTTCTACCATGCTTTCCAGCACATCATATTTATCTTCAGGGATAGTTACATAATGTTCTTCAAAAAGACCCTTCATTCCAGAAAGGAATGATTCGGTCATTTCGGTCTTCAGACCGTGGTCGATGGCCAATTCATTCTCGGTCATCCACTCTTCGCAGACATATTCAAGATAGGCATCGACTCTTTCGGTAAGAACGTCTTTCAAACCTTCTTTCTCTTCAGCAAGTCTCTCGGCGTATTGAACTTCGAGAGTTTCCTGAATTTCTTTTACTTTAGAGTTAAGAGCGGCTTCAAAGATGACCTTAGCCTTTTCTCTGAATTCTTCGGAGAGTTCTTCACCACCGAGGAGAGCGTTGACGTCTTCTTCGACATCATACTCTTCTTCAGAAACGACTTCCTCTTCGGTAGTCTCGGCCTCAGCTACCACTTCCTCTTCGGAAGTGTCAGTTTCTTCTTTAGCCATTTTTTTCGTTGGATCTGCGGTTTTGGCGCCTCTGTTAACTACGTCCTTGACGGTTGCGATCTTGGGCTCTCTGAGCTTAGCTGAATCATCATCAGGTTTGTAGTTTTCAGGGGTTGGACCACCGAGATCTTCTACACTACCGAGTTGTGTGCCTGGATCAGCCATTTTAGGCATTGATTCAGCAGACTTGGCGTTCGCGTTCACAGCAGTTTTAGATTGCTCCATTTCTTGTAAATCTCCACGAGACATTTTTGAACTACTCCGATTAACCGATTTTAATCTATATTTATTTATAAATTAGTATTTTTAAGCACTCACAGGTTATTCAAGAAATTATTGAATAAATCGAGTTTTTTCTCATCAAGTTCACCCTGAGTTGTCAAGGTGTTAATTTGTTTGTAGGTTTTCTTGGCCAGAGCTTCACGAAGAATACCACCTTCCCAAACCCACTCTTTTCCTTCCATGATACCTTCAACGAAAGCATCTGGTGCTGAAGGATCAGCTACGATGTCAGCTGCGGTTGACAACATGAAGTCATCACCGACAACATTCACACCTTCTCTCGTTTGTTTGAGTGAACCGATTCCTCTACTAGAAACACCCAACTTAACGCCTTCGTTAATGAGGGACTCCGCAATCTTACCCATAGGAGTAGATAAGATTTTAGCCTTACCGATGAAGTTTGTTCCATTCTCTTTGAGTGAAACAATCTTGTGACTAACGCGGTCCAGATTAACAGTTGGGCCATCTGGATGTCCGAGTTCTCCAAGAGCCCTCCCAGAATTGACGTGGTTCTCAGTGTATCTCTGGACTTCTCTTCTCAGAGTTTCCATTGGATACATACGACCATTTCTGTTCTTGAGGTTACCTTGAAGGAAGATACCCTCGATGAACATATTCTTCTTACCGTTGCGTTCTTCAACGATAAAATCAACTGTTTCGATTTCTTCTCTAATTAGTTTCATCGTGAAAACAGGTCTTTATTTATTATTTATAAATTAAGACAAACCAAACTCTCCTCTAAAATGATTCCAGTTAGTTTGAATTTCTGATGCACTTAGAGCTTTTTCATATACTAAAACTTTAGAAGCTCTCATATTTGTTCTATAACTATTATTAGATGCTAAAGCAAGTATGAAAGGTCTAAATGAAACATAACTACCAGATATTGCAGTTCCACTATATGTAGCAACTAAACTATTGTTTATATACAATCTTGTTTTCCCATCACTTCTATCAAGTGTTGCAACAACTTGCTGCCATACATTCAAACTAAATGAATCATAGATTAAATCATAATTTGTATTTGTACTGGTATTTACTCTAATTTCTAAATCACCATCACTTTGAAGAAGTAAGTAAAATGCTGCATCATCAGATGCATTTAGAACTCTTGGACCAAAAATATTTCTGAAAGCAGCATCGGAATCTAAAACATTTATCCAAAGTTCGTAAGAGATACTTTTTGTTGTTCCATTGAATGTAGTTTGCATTCCACTATCAAAAATTCCATGATCATCAACACCATCAAAATTAATATATTTTGGATTTGATGAAACTTGACTGCCAGGAGTTCCACTCAAAGTCATATCGAGTCCATTACCACTTAAATCTGACCAAGTAGAACCACTTCCAGAATAAGAATCTGTATTTGCAGCATCAACGTAAGCAACTAAACTATCTGTTACATGTGAAGAACCTCCACCAGCAGATGGTCTTGAAAAAGATAAGAATGGACTATCAAGCCCTAAACCTAAAAAAGGATTCTTTCGAGACATTATCAGGCATCCTCATAAGCTACTGTTGCTGTTCCTCCAGTAAGAGCTCTTGCCCAAACATATGCTGCACTACCAACATGAGTCAAATCAGTTACAGTTTTCTTCACTTCTCCCTCAAAATGTTTATAAATCAATCCAGGATCTGTTGCTGTTGGAGCAGAATCGCTTGCTGTAAAGTTAATAACAATTGGATTGTTACTTTGACATTGAAAGGTTATTGTTGCAGTATTGTCACCGATTTTGAAGTATTCACTTGTCGTGACTTCTGTAGTTGCTAGTGCCATTATATCTAATTAATAGATTTTTTGTTATTTTATTTATTATGAATCTAGATCGACATCGACATCAACTGCTTCACCCTGAGGTTCGTCCAGATCAACATTGTCATCGAAAAGTGAAGCTGCAACTTTTGGTCTGATATCTTCGATCTTTGATGCTGTTCTTGCAAACAACAGATCTTTGATAGCGTCACTGACCTGAGAAGGAGACTCGTCCTTCACCAACAAATCCATTAATTCTTCCATAGTACTAATAATGTTTTAGCTATTTAGATGTCTCCACCTTTAGGAGTTTCGGGGGGTTCTGGTTCCATTGGGACGGGTGGAGATTGAATTGCATTTGGTGGCTCACTTATTTGACCCATTTCCATAGCCTGAACTTCGGCAGGATCAGGAATTTTACCTTCCTTAATTTCCTGATTAATTAGTTCATCCTGTTCTTTAATTTCGGCGTCAGATTGTCTCAGAACATTTCTTCTGACATAATCCTGAGAATAGTACTTACCGATGAATGGTTCAACTAAAGATGCTTGGTTGAGTCTACTCTCACGAAGTTCAGCTTCTTTCAGCTCAGCGAAGTGGTTATCATACAAGAAGTCATACTGAATATGATCATTCATAATCTCCCAATCTTCAGGAGTGATAACATTCTTGAGGAGAAGTTGAGTCTTCAACATGTCACTAAACATGGAGGAGAATCTCTTTCTCATTCTTCCAACAAATTTAGAGAACTTGATTTCATCTCTCAAGATTTCAGATGATCTACCCAATGAGAAACCAGTATCTCCCTGAAGTCTAGTCTCAGGAACATTCAATGAACGATAAAGTTTTTTCTGGAAATACTGAATGTCAGTAATCTCACCAAGGTTTTGACCACCAGGAAGTGTAGAGATTTCAGTTCCTCTACCACCTTCCCTTCTAGGTAACCAGAAGTCTTCCATCATGGACATGAACTTCTTGTCATCTCTGATCTCACCAGTATTTGCGTCATAGACCAACTTGTTTCTATAACGCATCATGACATCACGAAGGTATTGTTCTGCCTTGACTTTGGAGAGATTACCAACATCGATGTAGAAGATTCTACGTTCTGGTGCTCTTGAAAGTCTGTAGATAACCAGAGCATCCTCAATCATCATCAACTGATTGAGTGGTTTGATTGATTTGTGCAACCAAGAAAGTGTTGATCCCTTGTTTCTATCTACAAGACCAGAAGTGCAATAAGTGACAGAATCGCGAGTCAATCTGATCCCTTTGGAACTACCACCAGTGAAAGATGATGCGATAGCACCTGTACTTGTATTTCCAGGATTATAAACGAAATAATCCTCTAATTCTGGAAAGTTATAGTTCTGTGGATTATCTTTTCCACCAGCAGCAACTCTCTCAAGACTATTGAGAGCATCTTTTGGATTCTTCTTGACCTGACGGACATAACGCATTTTTGCTGCGTCAATGTATCTCAATTCCTGAATACCAGCTTCTGGATTCTTTTGGTCGATTACCTTATTATAATAAAGTCTTCCATCAATATACCAGTTACGGAAAATTTCGTGAGCCTTCTTATCAAAGTCAAGAAGTTCTAGGATATACGTAAATTCTTCTCTGATAATTTTTTTGATACCATCACTAGCATTCAAGTTCTGAAGATCAATGGATACAGGACTATCGTTGGTATCAGAAACAATAGCTTCGTTTACAATATCTTCGATTGCACTATCACACTCAGGATAGAGTGCCATTGAACGATATCTACGAATAAGATCGTTCTCGTTTTTATATACTCCTTCAATATCTACATACGAACCATAAAACCCCGACGTGACATAGTGTTCCGAACCATCGTTGTTAGACGGTGGAACGGGAGACACTACGCCAGGCGGGGTCTTTTCGCTATCTTCAATTGAGAAACCAAATAATCTCGCCATTTCAAGTTAATACTAGGAGTGGACTCCTAGTATTTATAGCTTAATTGTATCACTCTTAGAGAGTAGCTGCAGATTCCTCTTCAACTGTTTGATCAAATGAACCATTAGCGGAATCATCAGTTTCACCAACAGTGAAGTACTGAACCTGGAATGATACAGTGAATTCTTCAATGGTGTCACCACTGTCATAACTCAGTTCAATAGCTGAGATGTCAGAAGGCCAGATGTCATAGAACTTATAGGTTCTCAGAACTGAAGTTACATTACCGTCATTCTTGGTTGAGAATGCTTCCTTACCACGTCCAAGTTGCTTAACGAAAGCATTGGTCATGTAGGATGTTGGGTTGGTGACACCAGTTGCGTCGAACAGGTTGGAAATCTTGTCAGCCCACTTTTCAAAAGCGGTTCTGAGAGAGAAGTCCTCATCATTGATAATAGTGACTGTCCAATCTGCGAATGTTCTGTCACCAGCAACTTTGAGTTGTCTTCCTCTAAAAGGAACAGTGATTGGTGCTACAGTTGATGCAGGTAACTGAGCCGCTTTACACAGAAACTTAAAAGTTTTTCTATACTCATTAGT